CGTTTAATGCGTGAAACATTTTTAAAGACTTTGAGGCACAATCAAATTCAAATTGGTCTTCCGGGAGGTTATATTCTATAGTTGCTTTCATATCATTTCTATTTAAGTAATGGGGCAACTTTTACCCCTTATTCTTTATTAAAAAGGTAAGTCATCATCATCTAATCTAAATGGTGCTTGTGGTAATTCAGCTAATCTTTCAGATGCTATTTCATTTGCTCTTGCTGTTGTGTTGATTTGCCATCCTTCAATCGTATTAAAATATTTTATCTCTCCTGTTGGTGACTTCCATTCTCTACCTCGTAGATTAATACTAACCTCAACTTGTTCGCCTCTATCCTCTTGGCTTACTAGTTCCGTTTTGTCTTGTGTAAATTGGATACTAATATATTGAGGATACTTCTCATCTGTTAATATTACGACATCTTTGCTTTTAAACTTGTCGCTCACTTGTTTTACTTGTCCCACAAAGTGGATTTTGCCTGTTACTTTCATTTGTTATTTGTTTTTAATTGTTAATAAATAAGCTATTGTACACCACCATCCCCAAACAATTGAAGGAGCTAGTAAAATTGATAGTAAAATTATCATAGTTTTTGTATTAATTCATTGTAATATTCCCGGCATAATTCGATTCGTGTTTTGATATCCTCTATCACCTTCTCATCTTTTGCTATTTTAAACGTCTTTAAGCGCTTTTCTTTCGGGATATGCCCAAATGTATGTTTCGATTGTACAAACGCTCTTAAATCTAAACTTTCCTCGATTAAACTTGCTTTCCAATGTTCTCGCCTTATTTCATCTTCGACTATTTGCAATGGGGTATCAATTAAGCAATAGCAAAGTAATGATTCTTCTTTGCCGGTTAACCACATATATCCGTGCATTTGGTAAAGGTACATTTTATTTGTTAGCTCAAGGTCGAAAAATGGGAAAGTAGTGGCATCGTAACTAGATTTGACATCTAGTAGAATCTCATTCGTGTTTACGTCCGGTGTTCCTGTTATCCAATCATTCGTAAAATGTTCCTCGTTTTTGTATATGAATCCTAAATCTAGTACATCATTACATAAAGCAATTGAAAGATCTTCTACTTCGTTTCCTTTGTCGGTGTAACGTGAGCTAAATTCTTTGCGTATGCCGTAGATTTCCTCGATAGCTAACTCTTGCAAGTAGGTCTTAGTTGTTTGGCTTAAAACCTCCCCCTTAGATTTGGGAGAGGTCATTATTTTGCCAATGGCAGAGCATCTTATTTTCATTGTGCTATGTTTTTAAGTTGATCCGGTGTTAACTCAAATGTCTTTAATAGCTCTTCGGTAGTATACTCACCTTCTGTTATTGCCTTAATTGCTTTTGCAAGTCTTTTATCGTCAATAGCAACTTTCTTAGATTCGTTTTTTACTTCAACTTTGATTTGCTCACCACCTGCGTCTGTGTCCTTGTCGCTCACTATCCCCAAAATCGAACTAATGCAGTACCTACGCAAGTAAGAAATTGCTGACCCCAAAACTTGGAAATCATTCATACCTTTCAATTGTACACCTTGAGGTATAGCTGTTTTACTTTCGATTGTTTCGCCTGTTTCAACGTGAAATACAATCGTGACTAATTCAGTCCCATTAATTAGTTGGGTGAATCCTAAGCCGTGCTTTTTTAGTAATGGATTGATTACCTCAAAAATCTTTGGTAGGTCAGCGTAGGTATAGCCAAAGCCTTGTGTTGCTTTGTGGATTGTAGGAACTTCCTGTTGAAATTCTGCTAGTGATTTAAATAAATGTTTCATTGGTTTGTTTTTATTGGTTAGTATTAATTGTTTAATGTTTCTATTCCTTTTGGTAGTTTTTCATTTGTTGACCAAGTAGTTGTAATAATCATATCGTTGCCATCAAAAAAGGAGTCCTCCTCAGCACATTGAATAAATATAGAGTCCTTATCTAAAATTGAAAATAATTTCTTATATAAACCATTATAGCCATTTAGTTTTTGATTTATTAATCTATATTTTGTAAAACCTTCCATAGCGTATAAAAATTAAAGTTCAATTTCGTAGTAAAATTCCGTATCATATAAAGAAACTAATTCTCTATCAGTTAATGAGTTTAGGTATTTGTAATCATAACCTCTCTCGTTCCAAAGTTTGTGTTTTAAGTTTTCCATAGCGTTTTCGTTTTTAATTATACACAAATATAAAGAGTATTAATTTACCCACCTAATTAATAATAAAAAGTTATTAACAATTTATTGTTTGAATAGTTCTTTTAGTGTTGATTGCTTATCAAAGTAAGCCATTGCCTCTATATCATTTGTGGATTGGTCTCTTGGTTTCCTGCCTCCCATCTTAATTTTTCCTTCGATTTGTTCTATCCTTCCGTAAATAATTCCGTCATAGCAATCCCAAATAATAAGAGGGTTAATTTTCTTATCAACTAGCTTAACTAATTTTCTACAGGCTATAGGCAATGGGTAAGCATCTGAGATAGTTCTATTCCTTCCTTTAACTTCTGCATAAGCTATTAATTTTCCGTCTTTATATAGGCTAAAATCAATGTCATTCTCTGTTAGCTTTTCAAATGTAATATCAAATGTATCGCAGAAAAAATCAATACAATTTAATTCTCTATCCAAGTCTTTGTTTGTTTCAAATCTCATATTGCTTTTTGTTTGTATGTTTCAATTATCTCTTTTAGTTCTTCTCTAGTGTATTTTTTCTCTTGATGTGCTTTAGCCTGTAGCTTAATTAACTTTTCTGATCCAATTCGTTTTTGAATTCCGATTTGATAGTTTAAAAGGTTTCCGTGCAGATATTGATTGCAGTAAACACATTGGCCGTGTACGTTGTCCTCATCGTATGTAATTACTTTGTGACCACCGGAACTATAATAATGACCTGCATCAAACTTTTGACCTAATGGAGAGCCACAAGATATACATCCTTTATTTCGGTCCCGGTTTCGTATAAATGAATTAAAATAGATTTGTGCTAGTTTATGTAGCTCTTGTACTGTTTGCAACTTCTCTTTGATTTCCTTCTTTTTTTTCACCCATTGCTTATCTTGTTCACTTTTTAACCAAATCTGAACACATTCTTTTTCAAGGCAATACTTTTGATTGAAATTTATTGGGGTGAATGGCTCTTTGCAATTCTTACATTTTTTCATATCAAAAATTATTTGCTTTAAGTTCGTTTTGTAATTCTTTATTCTCAACTTTTAAATCCAAATTTAATCTCTCTAGCCTGTAAGATGATTGTGAATATTCCCTAGCTTGTTTCTCTAAGATTATAAATGTGCTTAACACCTCAGATAGTTCAGATTCGGTTTCAAGCATAGAATTTATCAAGTCCTTCCTGTGTTCGTTTTTCTCTTCGATTTCCTCTCGACTTGCTTTAAGTTTAAGCAATGTCTTATGTAAGATTACTCTAGATTTTAATATTTGTAGTTCCATCTTAATTATTTGTTTGTTTAGTTGCGTACGCTTTTTGATATACATTTGGCGCAGGGTTTGATTGCTCAAAGTAGCTCAATCTCTCTTTGTCAAACCATATCTCAATCATTCCGATGTTACCGTTACTTCTTGGCTTTATTTTATTAAAATGTATTTCTGCTAGATTAAATGTTGGATCTTGCCTGTGGACTGTTATCATACATTTTCCCGAGTTAAACCATTCACTACCTCCTTTCAAATCATAAGGCACAGGGGGGTTTCTTTTTCCGTTTTCTTTTTCAGTTAGTTTTGGGTGAATAATCGTGTGCAGGTGTAAATCATTGTCTTCAGCTATCTGATTTCTGTAAGGTAAAACATATTCCAAGTATTGAGCATATCCTCCATAATCATTGTATGGGTGATTTAAATCCTTCCAACTATCAATGGATGCTGTATGTAACTCTCCGTGTTTTTTTATCTCAACGGCCATATCCCAAAATTGAACAGGTGTAAGTTTAGCTTTTACATCTTTTTTAGTAAGTACTTTAAAATGATTTAGAACCCAATCAATGGCTTGAGTAATTTCTTTATCTTGAATGACATTTTTGTCTAATGGGTTAAAGCTCTTACCTGTTTTCTTATTTATTAAATCAGCTATGATTTCAACATTAGAGCCAACATCCGGGAAATAAACTAAATGCTTCCATCCGTAGAATTTAGATGTATTCATCAAACACTCCATTAGCACCTGTGTTTTACCACTCATAGGAAATCCTGTCCAATCGGTGCAGTTACCTAAGCTCATTGAGTAATGTTCGTGTAATTTGGCAAAGCCTAAATACTTTCCTTTTTGATGATATGTATCACGATATTTAAACAGGTCGGTAATAACATCACCGGCTTCTGTAATCTTAAATCCGTTTAACTCCACGGTGCTTTCCATTTTGATGGCTCTCTATTTTGTTCGGTTACTACTTTTGGAATCCATTCAGAATTAAATCCCTTCCAACTTCTCTCAATGCAAGTTCTTAGAATAAAGTTAATATCGTTTCCGTTTTTCTCTACTTCCTTTACAAAGCCTTTAAATGCCGTTAGTGTATTTGTAGCACCTTTATCTTTTCTGACTTTCATCCATTCAGTAGATAAATCCTTTTCAAATCCGTATTCAATTAAAGAATCATAAAAGCTATATATATACTTCTCTTTTACATTAACATTAACATTATCATTAACAGCTATTTTTGCTATCGTTTGCTTTGGTTTGCTATCGTTTGCCATAGCTTGTATGCGATTGCCATCGTTTGCCATCGTTTGCCATCTCTTTTCAGCTCCTATTTTACCTGCTATACTTCTCCTTCCTTTGGTTTCCTCAAATTTAATAAGGTCTCTTTTAAGTTGTAGCTTAATGGGTGTAAATGCTATGTTGATTACTATGTCATCACTTACAGGGTCTTCATCATTTACATAAGCCATAATATGCTTTATAAGTTTTCCTGCTAGTTCATCCGGAAGTTGTGAAAACAATTCCTTTTGGTCAGCATATAGGATAAAACCTTTTTTGTCCTCAGCCATTTCTTAATGATTTAAATTGTTATAGTTCAAATACTGATTGTTTTTTAACCGACATTGAATAACTGATAGCTCATTCATTGATTTACAATTTTGAATGTCATCAATAAGATTTCGTTGATGAAATACTATTTCTATTCCGGCAAATTCTTTTTGTAGTTCCATCGTATCCAATAAATATAATTCATCTTTTTGTCTCTCGTAAAAGTCAGCCATTGCCATCCCATATAAAATGGTAGAATGGTTAAGGTTAAACATCTCGCCTATTCGCTTGTATATTATTCCGTGTTTTCTTAATATTCCAAATAAAAACCATCTCCTGTGTACTATGTAACGTGTTCTACATTTCTCTCTTAAATCTTGCTCTTCGATAATCTGTTCTATTCTTTCAATCATTGTTATAAATTTAAATTGTTAATAATTTTTACTAATACATTTACTACTATGCTATTTCCTGCTTGTTTATATGCCTGTGAATCACTTACCGGCCAAGTGAATGAATCCGGAAAGTCCATCAATCTAAAACATTCTCTAGGAGTAAGCCTTCTAATACGATAGTCATTAATATTATGGTTACGATCCCCTCCTAAATTTGCTAATATAGCCGGGCTTATGCCATTAATATCAAATATTCTATTTTGTTGATAAGGTTGTTGGCCTCCACTTTCTTTGCTTTTATTTAATTGTATTACACCTTGATTACAAAAAGTCTCTAATGTTTGAGCTACTCCTTTCCCAACTCTTCCTCTTCGTGTTTTGCTATTTGATACAGTAAAATTAATTGAATCTCCTTCAATTGCTTTTTCATATCCTTTGGATGTGGCAGATTTAATTTTTAGATACTCACCATCTGTTGGTTGTTTAAAATATGTAGCACAAATACAATTAGCTGAATCTTTTGTTTCTGCATCTGTAAATCCAATATGTCTTTCTCTAGTAACAATTCCTTTTAAAAATTTCTCACTTAAAAAATACTTGTCATCAACTAATTCTTCAAGCAAATCTTTTAATTTTTTAGTTAAATATTCCTCTTTTGGAAATTGGAATCTATTGTCTTTGTCATCTCGGATACCTATAAGAAATACTCTTTCACGATTCTGAGGCACTCCGTGATGTTTTGCGTTTAAAACTTTCCAATACAAATGGTAATCAACAGAGTCATCGTAAGGAAATAATACAGGGAGTCCATTAATTGATTTACCTCCTAGCATACAAACCCATTCTGAAAATGTTTTCCCTCCATTATCGGAAAGCAATCCTTTGACATTCTCAAATATAAAAAAACGAGGTTTGTTTACTTGAATGAATTCGTGAGAATTAAAAAATAATATCCCTCGTTTATCTTCTTTGCCTAATCTTTTACCGGCCAATGAAAAAGATTGACAAGGTGGCGATGTCATATATACATCTAAAGATTCTGAGGGAATATCACGGTCATATACATTCAATGGATAGTATTCCGGATCCCCATAATTATGTACATAGGTTTGACGTGCATACTTATCCATATCACAAGCGAAAACTGTTTCATAATTAATACTTAATCTTTTTAATGCTTGGTCAAATGCACCCACTCCCGAGAAGTCACTTCCTACTTTAATTAATTTCATAATGTTTCTACTTTTAAAATTAGTTTTGGCCACATAGCCATTTGCATTATTGCGTGTTCTCTATCTAGTGCTTCTAGGATTCTTATGGCTATTCGTTTTTTTCCACTTTCAAAATAGTTGTAAGTTACTTTATACCTTTTCATTGTCTTTGTTTATTTGTTTGGTTTCCTGTAAACTTAAATAGTCTAGATAAAGTTGTAAATTAAAGCTACCTCCTTTGTCTCCTTCGCTTTTTTTGTTCTTCCACCAATCCATCTTAGTCTGTAAGCTGAAGTTAGTTGGTCTTGGTCTTGTGTTATCTATCATCTCTATCGTTGTTTAGGTCGTTATAATAATCTTTGTTATCCTCTTCCCATTGACATACATCAAATCGTTCCGGGTCTTCCAAAATACTATCTTCGATAGCTGTTATTATTTCTTTTAGTTCGTCTTTTGCAGGTGTAAATGGATGGCATATGTTGTTGTGCCATTGATTTCCGTTTTCTAGCCATACATCAACAATACATTCGTTTGTTTCCTCATCAAAAGAGACAAAGCTCCATTCAAAATCAAGTATAAATTCAATGCGTCCCACTTCATACCATAAGGATGCTGTGTAC